GTTATTTTACAAGTGGTTTTATTGACTCAACCGCTGCTTGTATGATTGGTGCTTTTAATTCACCTAATAGACTGGCTATATATTCGCAAGGTTTATACGGGGTTAATAGTGCAACTTGGTCAAGTTATACTTATTCAGGTGGTGGTGTTAAATTTAGAGTTATTAGTAGATTATCTTCAACAGTTCATAAATTTGCAAATAATGCAACAATTCAAACCGCTACATTAAACTCAAGTGCAAGACCAACGTCAAACATAGAATTAGGAAGGTTAGGAGGTTTTGGAAGTGATTATTTTAATGGAATATGTAAATTCGCATCTATTGGGGATGGATTAACAGATACAGATATAGCAAATTTTAATACAGCTGTAACAACTTACCAAACAGCATTAAGTAGATATAATTAAAATGGAAGGTAGAATAGTAACAAATGAACAAGCACAAGATTTACAAGGTGTATTCTTTGATGCTGATACATTCTTTAATTTTGTTCAGGATATTAATGATGTATATTTTTTATTCTTAAGTGAATCAGATGAGGCAGATATTAAGCCAACTGAATATGCATATTTATTAGATATTCCATTAAGTCCATTTGAGCCTAAGCCTTCACCATTTCCACCAATAGAAAATTAATTTAAATGATACCTGTTACACAAATCTTAGATATTATTAAAAAGCAAGGCGCTACTGGAGTACTTGCGTTATGGTTATGGTATACACATTCAGATGTACAAGATTTAAAAGCGCGTCTTTATGATTGTTATGGAAAAGATAAAACTTCTTCAGCAACTAAAGAAATTAAAGATACATCAGTTGTCGCTATAATACCAAAAGACGAATTAAACGAAGAATGAGTTACGACTGGTTAAAAAAAGAAACAGCTCCAAGAGTATTAATTCAAGCCATTAAACAAATAGGCGTTAGGGAATTTGTTGGTGGAACTCACAATCCAATTATCATGAATTGGGCAAAAGAGGTCGGACTTGAAAAGATTTATAAGTCAGATGAAATTCCGTGGTGCGGTTTGTTTATAGCTTATTGTTGTAAGATGGCAGCATTAGACGTAGTTTCTAAGCCATTATGGGCGTTGTCATGGTCAAATTGGGGAACTAAAGTAACCGAACCAATGTTGGGTGATGTTCTTACATTCAAAAGAAATGGCGGTGGACACGTAGGAATTTATGTAGGTGAGGATAATACTCACTATCATGTTTTAGGTGGTAATCAAAACAATTCAGTAAGCGTTTCACGCATCGCTAAGAATAGATTAAATCAAGCACGTAGAACAGCATGGAAAGTGGCTCAACCTGCAAACGTTCGTAAAGTTTATTTAGAGCCAAAAGGAGTAATAACAACAAATGAAGCATAATGGCAAAGAAAAATTTAAAAGTAGAAGTAGACACCGAAAACATAGACGTTAAGGTTGAACGCAAAGACGGAGAGTTAAAAGTAGATTACGATTCTAAAAACATAGATGTAACTGTTGACAAGACCGCTGATAAAGTAGAGGTGAAAGTCGACTCTCAAGGCGGTCTTTTTAAAATTGTTGGTAATATCGTTAAAAAGATTTTGTTACGACGATTAAAGTAGTATATTTGCGAGAACTTTTTTCATAATCATAGTTTAATTGTTAACGAGAACCCTTACTTCGGTAGGGGTTTTTTATTTTCCCAAAAAAATATTTGTTAAAAATGTAACCTTATATTAAAAAGTATAGTATATTTGCTCAAAACAATTAAATATTTAAGTTATGAAAAAACACATTTACGACTTGTTAGACCAAGTTACACCTGCAAACGATGAGCATAAAGACGTTTTAAGGTCGTTTTTAGCCTTTCCTGTGATAGTTTTTGCTATCATTGGTGCATTGTATTCACTTTTAATTTTTATGCGATGAGAACGAAGAAAAACACGAAGCCAACATTTCTTGAAATAATCAACTATTGGCACGATCAAAAGAAAAAGAACTTAGGTAGATTTAATATGGAGCATTATTTAAGGGTTTGTCAGGCTAAGGCATATAATGTTAGATTTGATGAAAACAATAATATGATAAGAATATGAAGGCTAAAGAAGTTACAGCAGTATTTGAATGGACAAATGAATCCGTCTTATTGCAGCAAATAGAACGTTTAAAGGAATTGATTTTACAAGGTAAGGAATATCACGAGGATGTTTACGATAAAATGAATCTTCAGTTTATGCAGAAATACGAAAGAATGCGTAGCTTTAAAGTAATTAATCATAACGAAATAATTATAAAATCAAACGTATGAACCAAGACCCTAAAAAGTTCGCTGTTGAATTAGTAGATAAATTCTATGTAGGACTGCATATTAAAGACTATAAGACGGCACGTAACTGCGCTATCTTTACTTGTCATCAACGTATTCAGGAAACCCTTACATTAACACGAATTAAGTTTTTAAAAGAAGTTATAACCGAAATTGAAAAGTTATGAAAGTTCTTGTATTATATAATGGTAAGCAAAAGATTGACTATCGTAAAATAAAGCGATGGAGGGTTCGAATAAACATATCAAATAATTTTTACAAAAATTTCGAATTAGATTAAAATATTTTTTATATTTGCGATTGGGAAGGCAGTCCCGAAGAGACATTATTGAAGTCCCTATTGGTTAGTAACGCTGCCTCGTGAACACTGATAGGGCTTTTTTTTTAAGGCAGTAAAAAATGACAAACAAAAAAGAATTTATTAAGGTTAACATCGAAGACCTTATTTATGCCAAAGAATTTTTTGATAATGTATCGGATTATTCGTTATGGCTTTATGCAGTTACCGAGTATTATCAGGGTAATGAAATTACAATTAAGAAGAAAATTGTAAAAAAATATTTTGATAATTACAAAAAGACGATGAACATCGTAATTCAAGCTAAAGAATTTGGTAAACAAGGTGCGTTGAAACGTATTGAAAAACAACAAGTTAACATTGATACCCTTGAAGACCCCCTACAAGATTCCCTTGAAGATACCCTTAGAGTAAATAATAAAGATAAAAGTAAAGATAAATATATATATAGGAGGTTTAAACATTTATCTATTTCAGTTGAAGAATTTAATAAGTTATGCATTGATTATACTAAACAGCAAATTGATGATATTTTAGACCAAATTGAAAATTATTCTCAAAATAAAAAATTTAGTTCTTTATATTTGACAGCTAAAAATTGGTTAAAACGTAATGAAAAACAAAATGAAATTACAATAATTGACCCATTAGTAGAATACGTTAACAAACAATTAGGATTATGAAAGGCGATGCGGTTCAATACTTGCTTGATTATAAACACGGCAAAATAAAAAAGGGTTACGGAATAGATTGTTTCTTAGATGAACACCTTAGGTTTAAACGTAAACAGCTAAATATTATTTTAGGACATGATAACGTAGGTAAAACTTACTGGATTAATTGGTATTTTTTAACGTTGGCAGTAAAACACGAATTAAGATTTTGTATTTGGAGTGGCGAAAACCAAAAAGGACAAATCTTACGTGATATGATTCAAATGTATTTAGGACAAAAGTTTTCAGAAATTGACGATAAAAAGATATTAAGCACCGCTACATTTTTGGAGCAGTATTTTGATTTTATACCAAACGATAAACTTTATACACCTGCGGATATTTTAAAGCTGTTTAAAGAAAGCGAATGCGATGCCGGGTTAATTGACCCTTTTACAGGTCTTGACCGACCTATGACATTTGAAGGAAACTATCAATTTTTAAATCAGGCAAGGCAATTTGTTAATGAATCTGGAATGTCAATTTACATAAACACGCACCCAAATAGCGAAAGTGGTAGGAGCGGTAACTTATATCCTGAAAATCATCAATGGAAAGGACATCTTAAACCACCATTAAAAGACCATATCGAGGGCGGTAAGGCTTTTTTAAATAGGTGCGACGATATGTTTGTAATTCATAGGCTAATAAAACACGAAACAATGAAATATTATACTATGGTTAACGTAGAAAAGATTAAAGACATGGATACTGGCGGAATGCATACAAGATTAGATGAACCAGTACTATGTGAATTTAATAACGGATTAGGGTTCAAGATTAATTCAGTTGACCCATTACGAAAATACGAACCAATAAAACCTAAACAACTTCCTTTAATCGAACCTGACATAGTTAATGGAAAAGAATTAATTTCGTTTAGTGAAAAACTTAAACAATCCCCTTTTTAATTATGAAAACAGTTAACAGTTTAAGTGGTGGTAAAACATCGAGTTATATAGCTGCAAATTATCCTGCTGATTATAACATATTTTCACTTGTAAGAACAAATGATACAAATTGTTTATTCCCTGATGCGAAAATTAGACAAATCGTAAGCGATAAAATCGGAACTGAATTTATAGGAACTTTAGAAGAAGATACTATAATTTATACGATGTTAGATTTAGAGCAGTTTATAGGTCAAGAAATAGTATGGATAAGCGAAAACACGTTTGAAGAAGTTATAGCAAGTTATAAAATGGCAAATGGTAAAAATTATTTACCTAATCAAATGACACGTTACTGCACTATGGACATGAAAGTTAAACCAATTGCACAATGGTGCTACGAAAATACGGAACTACCAATAGAAATGCGAATAGGTTTTAGAGCAAATGAAATGAGCAGAGCAAAAACAATGAGTGAACGTGCTATTGATGGGATAGAAAGTTTTAAATTTAAGGTTGGAATAAAAAACGGACGCAATAAATGGAAAGAATTACCATACCGAAAGACTACTTTCCCTTTAATTAATGACGCTATATTTAAAGACACAATAGAAAACTACTGGAAAGATAAACCTGTTAGATTTGCATATCAAAATAACTGCGTAGGTTGTTTTCACCGAAGCGAATTAATGCTTAAACATATGAGTAACAAAGCCGAAAAGCAGTTTAATTGGTTTATTGAAATGGAAAAGAAAAACGGATGCACGTTTAAAAGTGGAATTACATATGAAAAAATTAAAAGCTATAGAACGCAATTAGAATTATTTGACGATGATTTTAATGAATGCGATTCAGGATATTGTGGAATGTAAATTATAACAAGCAAAAACACGAATAAATGGATGAATTGAATATTATAAGTGCCAAAGTAGGAATACAAACTACTTTCTTAAAAGTTAAAATAAGTTTAGAAGAGATAAAGACGAACCACCCTAATCGAAAAGACATAATAGATTCAATGGAACGAACCTTAGCAGACCTTCAAGAAATTAGTTTAGTTTATTCAACAATGGAGAAAGAGTACAGGTCAGCTTTACAACAAAACTTTAGACTTGAAAGATTGCTTCAGGAAGAAAAATTTAAGAATAAAGACTTAGAAACACAATTAAAAAGTAAAAATTATGAAATATAGAATATTAAATTTATATGCTTGTCTTGGTGGCAATCGTTACAAATGGGATGAGGTTGCAGACAACTTAGAAATAACAGCCGTAGAACTTGACCCAGAAGCAGCACGTTTGTATCAAGAGCGTTTTCCAAATGACAAAGTAATAGTTGCAGACGCACACCAATATTTATTAGACCATTACAAAGAATTTGATTTTATTTGGAGTTCGCCACCTTGTCCTACGCATTCAAAGGTTCGATTTACTCAAAAGAACCAAGATTTTTATGTCCCGGAATATCCTAATATGATGTTATACCAAGAAATTATTTTTCTTAAACATCATTTTGAAGGCAAGTATTGTGTTGAAAATGTTATTCCATACTATGAACCATTGATACCTGGTCAAAAACGAGGTAGGCATTTATATTGGACTAATTTTTTGTTACCAAGTCAAATAGATAGAAAAGAATCAAAAGGAATAATTGGTGGTCAAGTTAATGACGAGTTTAAAAAACTTTGCGAATTTCATCAATATGATTTTTCACAATACAAAGGCGAACAAAGTAGAACTAAAATGGCTCGTAATTTAGTAGATTTTGAAGTTGGCAAAACAATACTTGAAACAGCTTTAAACATTTACAAAAAGACGAATATAAACCAAACATCAATCTTCGACTATGAGGTGTAAGCATTGTAGAAATAAGTTTGAGCCAGTACGCTTCAATATGAAATATTGCTTAAAAGATGAGTGCGTTCGTGTTTGGGTAGAATCTGAAAAGGCGAAACAATGGAAAAAGACGAAAGCAAAAGCGAAGTTAGATTTAATGACTTTAAGTGACTACCTTAAATTAACCCAACAAGTCTTTAACAAGTGGATAAACCTACGAGATAAGGGGTTACCTTGTATAAGCTGCGATAAACCAATTATAGGACGTGTAAACGCTTCGCATTTTTGGAATGCAAACAACCATTACAACGTTCGATTTAATGAAGATAACGTTCATAGTTCTTGCATTACGTGTAATCAGTTTTTATCTGGCAATCTTTTGGAGTATAGAACTCGACTTATTTCAAAGATAGGCATTGAAAGATTTAACATATTGGAAGCTGAAAGCAAGGAAACACGGAAGTTCACAAAGGACGAGCTAAAAGAAATAATTAACATCTATAAAAAAAAGATTAAACAATTAGATTTATATTAAAAAATATAATTACTTTTGACTTAACAATTAAAACTTAAATTATGATAACAAATTTTGAAACCATTACTCACGAACTAACTGACGAAGAATTAAACTTAGTTCCTGTTATAGTTCACAGCTTCCGATTCTATAAAAAGGATAACCCAATAAAAGCTGAATTAATAGTTAAACGGATGAACGAATACCTACAAAAAAACGGATCAAAAGTTAAAATGAATGGTCCGCGTTTACGTAAGATAGTTAACTACATTCGAACAAATGGCATAATACCACTTATCGCCACTTCTAACGGCTATTTTACAAGCGATTGTAAACAAACTATCGCTGAACAAATTCAAAGCCTTCAAGAAAGAGCAAATAGCATTGAACGTTGTGCGCAAGGATTAAAGAAATTTTTATAATTTTTTTTATTCTTTAGTATTATATTAGAAAATATAGTTATATTTGTCAAACAATTAAAATTTATATTATGAAAAACCTATTTAAAAGTTTAGCAGCATTTCAACAAGAAGTGCCAGTAATTCACAAAGGAACACAAGGCTACGGATATTCGTATGCTGACCTTCCTAAAATCTTTGAAGTAATTAACCCGTTATTACAAAAACACGGATTAGGCTTTAGCCAATTAATTAATGGTCAAACAATAGTAACTTGTTTATTCCATTGCGAAAGTGGTGAAAGCATAGAAAGTAAAACGGATATTCCACAAGGTGTACAGCTTAAAGGAATGAATGACTTTCAAGTTTTAGGTTCTGCAATTACTTATTTAAGACGTTACGCATTATCTTCGATTTTAGGTATTGTAACAGACAAAGACGTTGATGCAGCAGGAGAACAAATAAAACCCGTAAAGACGGATAAAAAACCTACAATACAAGGTGAACGATTCTTAAAAGCAGTAGAAGCAATTAGAGCAGGTGAATTTACAGCTGAAGAACTACAAGCAAAGTTCGAATTAAATGAAGTTCAACAAAAAGCATTATTACTGATATGAAAATACGAGCATCACAAATAGGAAAATTAATGACAAGTTCCAAAACAAAAGGGGAGGTTCTTTCTAAAACTACAAAGACTTACATTCAAGAACTTGCAATTGAACATAAATACGGAATACGTAAAGAGTTTTGGAGTAGATACACTGACAAAGGTAACGAAGTAGAAGACGAAGGAATCGAACTTGTTAACGAGGTTCTTGACTTAGGTTTCATCTATAAAAATGATGAGAATTTAACCAACGACTATTTAACTGGTACACCTGACGTAAACACGAATGAAGTTTTAATAGATGTAAAGTGTTCTTGGGATGCAACTACTTTTCCTTTTTTCGAGACTGAATGCCCAAATAAAGACTATTTTTTTCAGTTGCAAGGGTACTTATGGTTAACAGGAAAAGACGAAGCGTTACTTTGTTATTGCCTTGTCAATACACCTTTTCAAATCGTAGAAGATGAGGTTAGGCGTGAACATTGGAAACAAGGTTTAATTGATGAAAGTTTGGATGTAAGAGATTTTGTGCAGAAGAAACATAACTTTGACCACATACCAAAAGAAAAGCGCTTAAAAGTCTTTAAAATAGCAAAAGACGAAAGCGTAATAGAACAAATTAAAGAACGAATAGAGTTAGCACGTGAATATTATAACAATTTAATTAATGAATTATGAAAAAAATAGTAAAATGGTTTGAGTTAAACTGGGGTTGGCTATTTGTCAATTCAAGAAAACAAGGAGAATGGTTTGAGTATTTACGTAAAAAGTATAAAAAATGAGTGAAGATTTAAAAATAATGGGATACTACAAGAACGTAACCAGAGACCAAGTAGTACAAATCAAAGATTTTAAAAAAGATAAACTTTGGTATGAAACAATAAGACAATATGAAGCAAACCCTATAACAGAGTTCTGCTGTTCAGTTGAAAGATTTAAACGATTATATATTAAAACAAAGTAAAATGGAGAAAGCAATTACAGAAACAGAATTTATAAGCATTATAGGCAACGAAGCTTACTTTAAGTTTGTAAACGATATTTATAAGCTGCTAAAAGAAAGTGAAGCATATAAACGCGAAGAAGAAGTAGTATATTATATTGGTGCATCACCTTTAAACGAAACGATGTGGTTTCATTATGAAGCGTCTTTATTTAAAAAGGATATAGGAGATGAGTTTGGGTTTACACGAATGATAATAACCGATGACTTAGATATGACTTTAGACCGCATTAATTACGCAAAAGACGAAATAAAAAAGAACGGTGGTAAAGATGGAATTTGGATTAATAATAAATAAATAAAAATGGAAAAAAGAGACAATTCAGGGGCGTTATTTACTAACGACAAAAGAGAAAAGGAAACGCATCCACACTATCAGGGTAAGGCTACAATCGGAGGTGTAGAGTATTATGTTTCAAGTTGGGTAAAAGACGGAGCAAAAGGAAAGTTTCAAAGTTTAAGTTTTAAACCAGTTCAGGAACAAGCGAAACCAACAGGCGGAAAACCAAATGGCAGACCAAATTATGGAAAAGAATTTGATGAATTTTTAAGTGGTTTATGAAACAACAAGCAAAGGTTTTAAGCGAAGCAAATGAACTAACGAGGTTAATGATTAGACACTACTTACAAAAACACGAATTAAGTTTAAACGCTTTTTCTAAGTTAGTAGAGATAAAACAACCTAACCTTCATAAGTTTTTAAACGGAAGTAGCTTATCAAGCAAGTCAATCGAAAAGATTGGTGAGTTCTTCAGCAAGTAATTTAAGGCGGAACGTAAAAAATTCCGCTTTTTTTTTAAATTATTTTGTAGTTATATTAAAAAGTATTATATTTGTTCAACAATTAAAACTAAAAATTATGAAAGATTTATTTAAAAAATGTCCTGAGTGTGACGCAAGTGGTTATGTAACAGTAGATATTAACGATACTGATATACCTTACGAGCAAAACGAAATTGATTACACTTGTATGACTTGTGATGGAAGTGGTGGAGTAGTAGATAAAGACGAACTACTTGAGAAAATAGACCAAGTAAATGATTTAATACAAGGTATGCAGGTAAGAATGCGTTGTCATTCTGATACTATTAAGCATTGTAAAAAAGGAATGTTGGACCAATTAGCTGAAAAATACGTCTATAAATTAGAAATTTGTAGTTTAGCTTTAGGGCGTTTAATGAACTATAAAAGAAAATTGTATAACTTAGTTGCGTGAGAATATTGTTAATACTTTTATTTCCTTTTATAATAGCCTTATTCGTTTTGGATAGGGCTGTTTTGCTTTTTGCGTGGAACATACCAAGTATTACGATTCATAAATGGTTGTTTAACGAATACGAAATGGGTAAAAGTTTAGTTCGTGTTATTATAGGAATGATTGTTGTTTTAATGCTTATTTTAATTGGACTCTAATCAATTTCTGAATGACTTGTACGTTGAACATAAACACTGGATTAAGGTTGTTAAATCGTTTGGCGAATATAGTTTGGCTGAAGATATAGTGCAAGAAATGTATTTAAAGTTAGCAAAACACGAAAACAAAGAAAGATTTTACCGAAATGGAGTTGTTTATAAGGGGTTTATTTGGATTGTTTTGAGGAATATGTATTATGACTTTGAAAAAAGTAAACATAAGCTACAAAAAGTCGATATAACGGAGGCAATACAATTAATAGATGAAAGCGAACCAAACGAAAAGACGGAAGCACAAATAGAATTAGAAAACAAAATAAATAAGACTGTAGATAGTTGGCATTGGTATGACAAAATGTTATATGAACTTTATAGAGATTCAGGCATGAGTACACGCCAAATAGAAAAACACACTGGAATTAGTTTTAAATCAGTATGGCAGACGTTAAAATATTGTAAGGATAGTTTAAAAGAAGAAGTAGGAGACGATTATGAAGACTACAAAAACGAGGATTACGAATTAATAAAATAACATGGAATTCAAAATAGTTGATATTATAAGGGATGTTGAAGATGGCGACTGTTATTATGTAGGTGAAGTAACTGAAGTAGAAAATAATGAAGTTGCAAAATACAAAGTTTTAGATGTGTTTTGGTGTGGTGATTACATAAAAGACGATGAGTATATAGGTAAAATAATAGAACCTCAATGGTGGTATATAACAAAATAAATAAAACATGGCAAGAAAAAGACGAACTAAAGCTGAAATATTAGCAGCAGAAAGCAAAGGATTAGGAGATACCGTTGAAAAGGTATTAGAAGCAACTGGAGTAGCAAAGGTAGCTAAATGGATATTAGGAGAAGATTGTAAATGTGATGAACGCAAAGCAAAGTTAAACGAGTTATTTCCGTACAGAAAGGCGAAGTGTTTAGAACAACCTGAATACGAATGGTTAAAAGAATGGTTTGACAAAAAGGCGGAAGTAATTAAACCAAGTGAACAAAAGACAATACTTGCAATTCATTCAAGAGTGTTTGGGGTACGCAACGAACCTACAAGCTGTGGACCTTGTATTTTAGAAAGAGTAAACCAATTAAAACAAGTTTATAATACTTACGAAGATGCCAATTCCTAAGCCAACAAGTAACGAAACAAAGTCGGAGTTTATTCAAAGATGTATGACCGACGATAAAATGGTAAGTGAGTTTGAAAACACGGATCAACGTTTAGCAGTTTGTTCTACAAGTTATGAAGAAACCCTATCCAAAAACACGGATAAAAGTGAAAAACATAACCCTTAAAAGCGACTATTACATAGTATTTATGCACCCAACAAAGCATAAATCAGACTGGAACGCTTTAAGATTAATAATGCAAATAACAGAAATAAATTACTGCGTATTCATAGACACGAAAATAAACTTTATGGAAATACACGCGGTATCAAAAGACGAATTTAGAGATTACTATTATAACCCTAATTAAATGAAGTTAGTTAAAATAAGCGAGGTTAAACCAAACCCAAAGAACCCAAGAATAATAAAAGACGGAAAATTTCAAAAGTTAGTTAAGTCTATCCAAGAATTTCCAGATATGCTAAATAAACGTCCCTTAGTGGTTTTTACTGACGTGGATAATAAATATGTTGTCTTAGGTGGAAATATGCGCTTAAAAGCCTGTAAAGAGATAGGATTAAAAGAAATACCTATTATAGTAGCAGATGAATGGACTGAAGAACAAAAAAACGAATTTTTAATAAAAGATAACGTAGGTTTTGGTGAATGGGACTGGGATAGTTTAGCAAATGAATGGGATGTTGAAAAGTTAGACGATTGGGGTTTAGATTTGCCAGTTGATTTAAGCGTTCAAGAAGAACTTGAAGCTGAAGAAGATGACTTTGATGTTCCTGAAGGTGGTATTGAAACGGATATTGTTTTAGGCGATTTATTCGAAATAGGTGAACATCGTTTACTTTGTGGAGATAGTACTCAAACCGATACATTTGAAAAGTTAATGCAAGGAGAGTTAGCTGATATGGTTGTAACCGATCCACCTTATAATGTTGCTTATGAAGGTGGAACAAAAGAAAAGTTAACTATTGAAAATGACTCAATGAGTAATGATGACTTTTATAAATTCCTTTACGATTTTTATACAGCACTTTCGACAGCAGTAAAAAAAGGGGGAGCAATTTATGTTTGGCATGCTTCTTCAGAAATAATAAACTTTGCTAAAGCATTTGTTGATTCAGGATGGTTATTAAAGCAACAATTAATATGGGTTAAGAGTTCAATGGTAATGGGTAGACAAGATTACCAATGGAAACACGAACCTTGCTTATATGGTTGGTTAAAAGGAGATAGCCACAAATGGTATTCAGATAGAAAACAAACGACAGTTATTGAATGGGATAAACCAAGTAGAAATGGAGAACATCCGACAATGAAGCCAATAGGTTTATTTTCTTATCAAATAGAAAACTCTTCTAAAATAGGAGATATTGTAATAGATG